GGATTGAGCCAGCGCAAAATGACCGGCACAACAGCTGCCACGCCACCCATTGCCATTGCCTTGATGTCTCCGCCAGCCATGTACACGGCCAAAGCTGCTGCTAGATATGAGCGACCCCATGAGGCCGCTATTGCTTTTGCTTGATCCATTATTTCTCTCCTTTTGGTCGATCCGGTAAATCACCGGCAAACGGCTCATAAGCTGGTCGGCCGTAACCGATAACAAATGAGCGTGCTCCCAAAGCTCTTGATTTGACCATGACTTCGCCACCATTGCGCTGACTTCCTGAACCGCCTGATGTGTTGCCTTCAATGGTCACGATCTGTTTTTCCGATGCCCGGATCACCAAGCCAATGTGATTGATCGTTTCTTTATCATCAATGATGAAATCAAAAAAAACAAAGTCACCAATCTTTGGTGTGGTGTGCCATTGTTTGTTTTTCTTAAATGCCTCAGCTCCGGCTCGCGTGCTAACCACATTTGGCACTTTGACCCCGGCTTGATGAGCACACCAATTGAGAAACGATCCACACCATGGCAGCTTGTCGGCTTTCATAAATTTGCCGTACTTGGTCTCATTGTTGCCTGTTTCAATTGTGCCCACTTCAGCGAGCGCAATTTGAATCAAACGAGGCAATGTGCCTTGTGGGAAATTACTCATCGCCCGTAACAATTGGTGTGGATTGTTCCGCTTCTGGGTTTAGATAGCGTTGATAGTCTGAGTTGGCTGGGTCTGCGATAAAAGATACACGCACTCCATTTTCCTCATACCAAATAACGCCATTTTCTTCGACTGTGTATTGTCTTGTCATTTTATAACTCCGCACTAAATGAGACCGACGCTGCTGCATTGTTTGTAAAGACGCGGTCTGTATTTCCGCCAGTTCCGCTTACTTCTGAAAGATTGTAAAGCCAAGCCGATGAAGTATCTTGCTGAAAGATTGTAAAACTATTGAAGCCATCTGAACCGATTGAATAATAGTTTGTGCCTGTTGTGGCTACTAAACTCGGTGCAATTCTCATTGTTACTGGGAACATTGTATAGATACCCATTTCGGTAGCGGTTGTATAGCGACCAATACCCATTGTTAAACTGTTGCCTGATTTCCAATTCCAATAGTAACGCTGGCAAGCAGCTAATTCTCCTTGAAATGTTGTTCCCAGAGTATTCCAAGTCGTTGGCGTTGAACCCACTTCAACTTGTAAGCCTGTAATTTCATAATAATCTGCTGCGCCAGCTGTACCAGTTGGCGTAAAAGTAAAACGCAAAGCAAATTGAGTAACGCCCGCAGCCAATGTGACTGTGTGACTATAACGCGTTAAAGTTGAAGTTAAAGTTGTCGTTGCACTTAATAACACAGTATCACCCGAGGCATATGCTGTTGTTATTCGGTTTGCCTCTGTGCTACTTGTACCCGTGTAAAAACTGAAGGCTAAACCATCTGATGTAGCAGAATAATTAGCACCTTTCCGAGCATAATAAGAAATAGTTACTGTCTGTCCAGCATAAGGCGTAGCGTCTGCAATTTCCCAAGATTGTCCAATTAATAAGGCATTAGTTGCAGAGTTTCCAGAATCTCTTGCAACTCGCATAAAATAAGGAAATTGTGCCGTTCCAGTCTGTCTGCTAAGTGTTCGACCAGCAATAGCAGAAAACGCGGCATACCATCGGTCTGCCGTATATTCACCGCCAGCGGTCGGAACTGTAAATGAAGTGCCTCTTTGCCACACTTGAAATCCTGAGTTGTAACAAACATTTCGGCCTTTAGTTGCCTGATAACGCAATCCTGTTGTAGTTGATGAATCTGCAACAAGAATTTCGCCATTTGCGCCAACAGCCAAACGAGCCGGCACATCGCTGCCTGTCGCGGAAATTAAATCGCCTTTTGCATCCACGATTGTGTTTTGGATTGCGTTGGCATCATCTGATGTGACCCATGTGAAATCCATATCTGCATTTGTAGCCTTAGCCAAAACCTGTCCTGTTAAACCGCCTTTGAGATCGACCATCGATGTATCGATGCCGTCTCCTAAAGCTTCAATTGCTGTTGCGCCATCCTTGACCAAATCGGTGCTCGTTGGCACCGGCCAGCCAAAATTGGGAGTTGTAGTTGCCATTTATGCCACCGATCCGATCGCGTTTTCCCATGTAAGTGTTGGGTTGATTGTATTCCAAGACTCCAAAGCCGACACCTGATTCCATCGGAGTGTCACTTGGGAGAATTCAATTGGTGATGCGTTGATGCTAATTGACAAAGCATTGTACGAGGCTCGAAATGTCCAGCCTTCGACATAGCCTTGAAAAACGCTATTCACAATGTTTGCCGGCAAATCTGTAATTTCCAGCGGTAAGCCCATGAAAATGTTCAGCAAATCATCGCGATCTGAATCATCGATTTCCGGTGATCCCAACGGGAATTCGATTGAGTCAAAAAAAGCGCGGGGATAGGCTTTAAGCTGCAAACGCCTTTCGGCAACGGCCAAAGCCTCAGCTGCATTTTCTAAATTGGTGTCAAAGATTTCTGCAAACTTGCCGTATTGCGAAATAGATGCCAAATCGCTTACATCGATCTTTGAGTTTTTGTAATTCAAAGTAATGAAATTTCGGACATCGCCGGAGCGCGTGATCGACTTCAATCCAACCCCGATTGATGTATTTGCTGAAATTGTCGTGTAGCCGTTGGCCGCTAAATAATTTTGTCTGTGCAATGCATCGGCATACCCGATCCGGCCTGATGAATCCTCGTACATATAACCGAGTCCAGATTCGGCAATTTGTGAGGCTATTGTGTAGCTTGAAACTGGATCGGCAGCGCGTGCGACCATTTCATATTGTCCTGGCTGATCGATTTCTCCAAGGCCTACATTTTCAGCATCAGCCCATGTCGTAGTCGGATCGTAATTTTGCCATTGTAAAGCTGGTGCAACTTCGTTCCAATTGTTGAGCAGCAAATCTGACAAAATGGCATATATCTGATCGCCATCAAAATCTTTCGCCAAAGCCAGTTCCCAATTTGCTCGGGCCAATCGTGCCAAAGCTCCTAAAGCTGTAATTCTTGCAGCTGTAACATATCCGACCGATCCAGACGATTGCACCGAAATCTCAAGGTCTGAAATAAAGCCGCCAAACAAATCCACAAATGTGCCGGTTGAATCCTTGATTGAAATCAAAATGTCTGTGCCGACTGTGAAAGGATAATCCGTGTTGTCAAAATTGATCAGCTCGACCGAACAATATCCGGCCACGGGTTGTTCATAGATCGATGTGCGCCCGGATGTAATTCCCAGATTTGCAATGGTGGATGAGCTGTAATCAACACCATTGATCAAAATCTGATATTCGGGATTCCAAAGGCTCATGCAAAAGCTCCTGAACCTAGCGTGCCACGATAAGTCGAATTGTTAAGGATTGTAACAATTTGGCGTGCTACACCTTCCGGATCAAGCGCGCCATTGACTGTGATGCTGATGTTACCGCCACCACCGCCCATTTTATGATTTGGAATGATGTTTCCGCTCCCCGATGGCGTGAACAACTCTGGGCCGCGCTCGCCAACAAGGTATGTGGTGCCAGCCGATACCGGGCCACCGGCAGCTTTACCGCCACCGAAAACCTTGCCAATGATGTCTCCAAGGCCTTGAACCAAAGGATTGTTTTTGACCAAATTGATGAACTCTTTGATTTTGTCAATCACATTGTCAAAGAAATTGATCAATCGTGAAACGCCTGTAATAACTCCGGCAATTGCATCACCGACAACATTGAAAGCCACGCGCAAAACTGTGCCAATCGCTGGCCCCAAATTGTCGCGAACAAAGCTTGCTACCGATTTGAATAAGCTGAACAATGGTTGCAAATCGGCTTCATTGTTTAAAATTGCTGTGCTGATGGTATTAAAGGCATTGCGTAGGCCTGTTAATGCTGGGCCAAAAACATTGGCAAAAAATGGGATCACAAAGTCAAACAAATAACTATACAAAGCTCTAAATGCTGGGATCACAAAGTCAGTCAAAATTGATTTGACATTGTTTAATGGAGCCGCCAAATCTTTGCCAATTGAATCGGCCATTTTTGCAAGCTGTGGGATGACCTTGTCCACAAAAATTGTGACCAATGGTGTGATGGCATCAAGAATAAATGATCCGACTGTTTCTTTGCCTTCATCAAATGCAATCTTGAGCCGATCCATTTTGCCTTGAAATGTTTCAGCTTTGACCGATGCTTGATTTTCAAAAGTATCTGCCAGCTTCTTTGTGATCTCATCCATCGAAAGTGTTTTGAGCGTTGCAGCACTTAAGCCAACACCCAATTTACCTAAAGCTGCTGTGTTGCCTTCTTGAGCCTTTGCCAAGGCATTTGAGACCGCCTCAAGCGACTTGCCGCTACCGGCTGCAATATCGATGGCCAAGCCTTGCAATCTCTGTGCCTTTTCGACATCACCCGTGGCACGGGCTAAACGCTCAAGCGATGGCCTCAGATCATCATCGGTTACGCCAAAAGCCAATGATGTTTTGGTTATGTAATCCTCTGTGCTCTTAATTTGGGCATTGGTGGCACCTGTGACATTGCGTAAAGTCAATGCCAGTCTTTCCTGTGCGGCTGCATCTGCAATGGCCGCTTTGACCCCATCAACGGCCAATTTGCCGGCATAAACAGCGGCAGCGGCTCCAGCTGCGGCAAATGCTAATCCTGCCTTTTTGCTAAAATCACCGAGCTTTGACCCGAAAGATTGAACCTCTTTGCTGCCGGTGTCTAGGCTTTTTTTCAGCTGATCGATATCACCAAGGATCGAGAGTTTGAGTGTTCTTGATTGACCGGCCATCACCACTCCTTCAAAATCTTAGAAAACGCTGTTTCCCATTGAGCAATGATATGAGGCTGCTCAGCTCTCAATGTTGGATAA